GATGAGCCTGAGCTGGGTACTTGACAGCGAACATGCTGAACAGCCCGAGCTGTTTGATAATCGTGAAATCGTGTGGTTCAATATCACCGACTTCTTCAGTAACCTAGAATCTCCTTGGGTTGTCAAAAACAGTCATCGGGCTGAAGAGAAGATCCGTAATGCAACGGATCACTTTGAAGCTGGTGGTTGGATGGATCCAGCAGACGTTCGGGGAGTGGTATGTGACATACTCAAAAACGCAGAACCGGATGACAAGCGAATCATGTTAGAAGGAAGACACCGGTTAATTGCGGCAAATCGCCTGGGTGAAACATATGCCCCCTTTTCAGTACCCCTAGATATGGTAGATCGATTGAAATCGACTATTGATGTGCGAAGTGCATAAATATAGGAAACTAGGAGACTGAATAATGCCAACACCTTCATATACAACGACAATTAATGGTGTCACAGCACTCGTCCTCAGAGATGAGGGTGGTGGTGATTTCCTTTACATCGATTGGGATGCTCAAACAGAAGAACAACAATCTAATCTGATTGACAATCTGTTTGATCAAGTTGATGAAGTTTCAGCAATTTCAGCAGCGACCGGTACAGGTCCATTTCCTGGCTTTCAGTTTATTCAGCTCACAACAGGAACCGTTGGTGGTGATGCAACAGGATTAGAAGCAGGACGCACGTACACCTTTGCCTGCACAATTGATGGCGCTTTTTATGAGGGTTCTTTCCTAGGATCGGCTGCTTCAACTTACACAGACCTCATGTCAGAGATCGACTCCATAATATCTGGTGCCTCCGCAGCACCCACATCTCTCATTAGTGGTGGTGCTTACGATGGTTGGATGTTAATTGAATCCGGATCAGTAGGAACAGGATCTGATGTTGAAATAGCACCGACAGGGCAGGCAGCACTTAATGCCTCCGTTGAGTATGTTAACAAGCAGAGAGCAATAAACGGTGGCGCAGATCTTTTCGACGTCAGCGAGCTGTCGTACTTCTCTACAAACAACAACTGGCAGGAACAGTTCCAAGTTTCAAACTTCGGTCCTTCATATCCAACATCAGCTGGTTTCAGAGTCCGTAGTGTTACACTTGCGACGCTTCCAACCGATCTAGGTATCGGTGGTGAAATAATTTACGTCAGCGATGCAACGGGTGCATCGCTCACAGGTTCTCTTTGTTTCAGTAATGGAACAGTGTGGATTGACGTAACGACTGGCGCAGCGGTAGCTTAAGCAGCTTCCTCGACCACTTTCTTACTTTCAACCAGCGTCTCATACATGAGTTCGAAGTCCTCGTTCTCAGCTTGAAGATCAGCGTAGTTGCGTTTGTACATCGTAGAAGCGAGCTTATTGATCAGCTTTGGTGCTAATTCGAATTCTTCTTTGATTGCGGTCGCGATCTCTTTCTTAGCCTCACGCTCGGCATCCATACGTGCCAGACAGTGAGTCATCTCTGTCAGCATAGTTTTCAGTTTTTGACGGTCCGAAGGACTGGAAGGTACACTCATTGTTATTATTCTCCAAAGGGTATAATTGTTATTGTGAAGAAACTATACCTTCAGAAAGAGTGGCGATCAACGGTTATCAATAATTCGTATAGAAGATATGGGTGTCAATTTGTTGAGCTGTATAACCAGCAGCAAGGAGAGATTCGCCCCACCACGGATTAACATAGTCAGCGTGATAGTGAGTTGAACCATTTGTGAAGTCGGAAAAATTGTCAAGTGAACGCTCAGCAATCATCGCACCAGCAATCATTTGAGCTTCTTCCCATAGTTCTATTTCACGAGGGGTATCACCTTTACCGTCCCAGGTCCACGAAAATTGAGCAACCCATTTTTCATTTTGGTTTCGCCGTTTTTGCCAAACCACCTCACAAATAGAATCTGGGAATCGGCTTGATCGGACTCTGTTGATTGTAACCAAGCCAACAGCAATCTTTCCTTTTCGAGATTCGCTTCGAGCTTCAAAGTATATGTTCAGAGCAAGACAATATTGCTCTGCTTCCAATGCCTCTGCGTCTGCTGGATCCCATTCGTTTGGAGGCGGTACGTCACTAACTTTGATAATGTATTCATCAAACTCACTAACGGTTTCATTGCTGGGAGCGAGTTCAAAATTTTGATCGAAGTCCGAACCGTCGTTTTCAAGAGTGTCGGTTGGCGTGCGCACAGGTAGTTCAAGGCGCTTTGTGATCATGCGCTGATCGTGCTCGTATAGATTTCCTCCAACGAAGCACACAAAACCAAACACCAATATAGCAAGAAAGCCGAGACCGGCTTTTACTGTTGGCGTCACGTATTGTAATTTAACAACGGGTTTTGGATTCAAACCAAACCACCTACTACCACTAAACATAGGGTAATTTTACCTGCTGAATTTGCTCAGGTCAACTATCTAAATCGTTGAACCAAGACTTAAAGTCCCCAGGGAAATCAGCAGGTTGGTAGAGATATGGCATTCCTGCAGCGATGTGGAACTTCACTTGATGCAGATCGCCAGCAATAATTGGCGCGTTTGCATATATGAAGTGTGGTACGGCAGGGAAGACGATCAGTGTGCCACGCTCTGGATTGAAGCCAAAACCGTGTTGAGGGAATTCTAGCTTACCACCATACACTTCATAATCAGTGTCGAATGGAGCAGCATCACTGTAATCAGTCAGGAACAAAATTCCTGTGAAATCTCGATCTTTTGTACGCACCCACTTCTTTCGAAGATATTGACTATTGTCGCAGTTTGGATCGGATATTGTTCCTTCCGCTAAAAACTCAAATTGAAACTTCTCCGTCCCACGATACTCAGCACCAAAGTGCTTGAACACTTCTGGAATGAGAGGCTGCCAGCGATTGACAAACAACTCTTCTTCATGCTCATCGTGGTGTCTCATCATCTTTATTGGATCGCCATCGACATTCGTGTCGGCGTGAAAGAATCCGAGATCGTCTACAATAGCTTCACACTGCTTTGCAGAAATGAAATTTCGGTAAACGAGAAACGGTGATTTTGCAATAGCCATTATGATCTCTTCTTTGTTTTAGTGAATTCGTTATGTTTTGTGTCGTGCGTTCTCCAGTGGTATATATACTCTCCCATATCGTCGCGTAACACAAGATATGAGTCTTGGGGGTTGCTATATAATTTTGCATGCACATCATATCCAGGAATTAGACCCTCAATTGTGTGTCGAAGATCTCGCACCTTGTCGTGTGTTGTGTCAGCGTGATGCGTTGTGGCGTTTATGTCTTGTGTGGATGATGGCCCAGTGTGTTGTAGGTTTGCAAGTATGTTGATATCTTTCAGTTTTGTTTTTGTCAGGACCTTCAGCACCGTCTTTCCGAACATGCTGAGTGCTGGCTTCATGAAATCAGGAAGCGTATCAAATTGCAACCAGTTAGGATTTTCCTCATCAACTGGTGGCGAAAATGGTTCTTCAGGTGGATTCTCGTAGTCGGGTCCAAGATCAAGTTCGTCATCACTCAAATTTGAGAGTGCTTCCAACTCATCACCTGCGACATCAAATTTGTCTTCAGTATCTTCAAAGTCTGGGGCGCGTGCGAACTCTTCTGCTAGTTTTGTGAAGCGTTTAAATTTCATCGTCCCATCTCCGCATACCAGTCATTTGAAAGGATGTCGTCCAAGAATGTTATGCCCTCAGACATCAATTGAATCAACGCAAGCCCTGAGTATGTTTCGTTCAGTGCTGCATATTTCTTCTTCGTGTTTGCATAGTATGTACTTGCACCAGCTTTGCCCATGTTATACGGTGCAGCTCTCATCAATGTCATAAACTCCGCGCGTGTTGGAATTCGATCATTATCAGTTGTGAGCTGTTGGAATAGAGCGAGTGCTTGCGCAGCCTTTGTTCCCGTACGAGGAGCCGCCGTACTACCACCAGCGGCTGCAGGTCGAACAACTGGTTGTGGCTTTTCTTTCTTGTCAGGTACAACGTAATCTTTCTTCAGATCTGTGTGCTCAACTGCATCCCAATGCCCTGCAGTTCCGTGCCGCTGTATAGCAGCTGCATATCTTTTGCCCTTTTCTGTTGGGCGATGTTCCATTCGACTTCCGTTACCACGAGTTGTTTGAATCAAACCACGTGCAGCCAACTTCTTATACACCCTATCGACAGAGGAGTCTTTCATTGTACCGGCTTTTCCACTACGAACAGCGTTTTGCAAACGATAGGTCTGCTCTCTGAATCCTCGGTCGAGGTTGGTGTTCATTGATGGCTTCAACGTCCAGTCGAATGCCTTTGCAGCAGCCTTAATGTGAGCTAGTCCCGAACCACTACCAACACCTCGTGATGCTGGCATTGCTTTTGGATTGTCTCTGTCTCTATAGTTTCCAGTGAATATGGATACTATGACACCCTTCTTAACAAAGAACGCTGTTTCAACATCGCCATTAGCCTTCTTAACCACCCACCCTTGTCCAGGCGTGCTATTGATTTGAAGATCCTGCCGCAACCACTTTGATTGCTCTTCGGGCGTTAGACGATTAACTGTTGCTCCACCGTCAAGAGGGAGCGAATCAGTACCTTCCAAACCAGCATCACCACGAGCAAGCATTCTACCGTGTCGCTCATCGGCTAATCTTGTTCCTGTCGTCATTTTACCTTTATCAACTCGAAGCTCTTTTGACTTTGCAGCACCCAGCAAATTTTTCCGCATGAATGTTAATC